GGCGGACGTTGACCCAGGTCATCTCACCGTCATCAGCGAGGCACTCTGCCACTAAGCAGAAATTCCGGATCGCGAGGTCCGGCTTCTCTCCTCACGGAGATCTTCGAGTACTTTCAACGTACTTTCTCTAGCTACTAAATGATAGTAGTGAAGGACGACCTTGGTTACAGGATCGCCCATTAATACACCGCGAGATGTATAAAAGACGGAGAGGGTTTTATCCTCTGCGTCGACTTGCTCCACTTGACGTGGGGCACAAAGGGCAAACACACATGTTTGCCTGTACCACTGGGGTATTCCCATAACCCAGCAAATGTTGTTCAGGATGGCCTGAGCAACTAACTGATCTGTAAAATCAGTGGCCTGTTCCCAATCAGTTGAGAACAGATAGACATCTTTGTTACCAAAGATGAAATTCGCATTAGGATTCTTATGCGAAAGTCGCTTGAAGAAATTCCAAGCGTGATTGGCGGCTTGAACACCGCTTTCTGAGCTAGGTATCAGTGATAGATACTTTAGCAAAACATGTGATAAGACATGTAATAGCACAGAATGTGCTAGATGCGAGACAGTAATGGCTCGATATTTCCCTAGTTCTGCAACTAGAGATATTCTGACAGACATGATATTTCTGTCATAACAATGTTTTCGATCCGAAAACATTTCACAAGCCCAGTAAAATAAACTTTCGCCGGGCGGTAGATCTGAGACCTTTGCAGTTCTCAGAATTTCACCAGTGGAGAGATCCCTGATGTTAACTTCCTCTAGTTTAGAGAGGACTAAACGGGCAGCTTCTAATTTGCCACCCTTTTCCGAGCTCGTGAAGAACTCGCCACTATCACTAAGTGATATTTTTGCCTGATCAAGGCAAGTTGACCAGAATCTTTCAATTCTGGTTGTCGATCCTAGTTTATCTAGGACTTTATTGTGAATGCTCACAATACTAGGCCTTATAAGGGGCCCTATTAGACGAATCGCTTCGTCAGTCTCAGGTTCCTGAAGAACCTGTTTAATCTTAAGCATTGTCTTAAGATATACGGCAGGTGGGGGTACCCCACTTGCTCGAGTTTGACAAAGTATTGCTACTTTGTAAATATCAGAAGGTGTCTTCTGATCACAGAAAGAAAGGATTCTTTCAAAGAAAGACATCTCTCGCGGGATGTCAATGGAGGTTAAACTCCCTACAGGGTTGAAACCCTGTTCTTTGATTGCTTTGCGCAATCTCTTGACCTTTTCAAAGGCCGTAATCCGATTTGAGTCGGATGCATTCCGGAAGTAATCCGGAAGAAGATTATGCAACATGCATTGCGTAATCTGATCAATCCTTTTCCAGGATTGTATTTCTTCCCGATCCGGGAAGCATAAGATGAGTTGCATTATCAACCCATCGATTAAAGCTAAGATACTCCTTAGCTTTTGTACTCCGCCTTTTGATAGGCGGCGTTTGAAGAGCCACCATAGCTCTTCTGTTCCGGAATAGGTGTCTAATCCGGCAAGCAATCGGATCACTCCGATTGCAACGGGGCCATGCTTGACCCCTTTCTTCCCACAGAGTGCTCTGGGGAACCAATATGTACCATTGAAAAGTACATAGTATGCGTCTCTAACTGTTGGTAAGTTAGAGAACTCAATACGGGTTTTAAGGCCCGTTAGATCCTTATTGAGTTTGCACTCAAAAAGGTTTTCAGCATTCCAACAGACTTTCACCTCTGGAATGGATTCTCCACTTTTAATTTGTGGAGTAAGAATTTGACTGTTAAAGTCAAATAGTGATCGATGAGTTTCCTCATCGACTATGCAGCTGCAAGTTCCCTTGCCGCTGGAATTCCGGCCTTTATTCCGGATGATACTGCACCCTGGGAAGGATGCAGTTGAAAGCACATTTCTGTGCAGGTCCCAAGGGACCGTAACTGGGGGGATTCCCACCCCCTCAGAGGCCTCCCCTCTGTCGCAGGGAGGTTCGCCGGATGCCTCCGGCAAGTCGGCCATATGGGCCGAAGTGTCTTCAGGTGACGCCTGTGACATTGTCTGACACAGTTAGACTCGAAGACGGGAAACTCTCTTCATCATACCGAAAGGTAAG